GATGAAACAAGACACGACTATACTATCGAATTGTTGTATCACTTTAATTGTGGTAGTTGTCAGGGTTGGTGGAGTTATGCTACAACACCAGGCCAACCAATTGTTGACCAAGCATCAAATATAATAGTTGGCGATAAGATAACATTGAGTGATGAGATTGAACTTCATTGTCCTCATTGTGGACATTACAAATCAGTTAAAATTAAAGATGGATTTCAAGATGCCACTATTGGTGTGTAATAACCAAAAGGAATAATATGTCAGAAAAAGAAAATACAGATGTGGAAGAAAAAACTCCACAACATATTTACGATGAAGCCTTGGCAGATGAAACAAGGCAACGTATGAAAGAGTTAGATCAAATTGATATGTATAATGACCCCTACATGAATTGGAGTGGTCAACGTTAATATAAAAAAATAACCTAATCATTCCGAGACAGTGGTGGTAGGTCAGAGGTAGAAGAAAGTTTCGTTGAATGGACTTCTAGGGTAACTTCCCCTTCAATGACTCTGAGGTAGGAATGTTATGTGAGTGAGTCGCAGTTAAGTCCCTGTCATTTCAGAGATGATATTCAACTGCATACTTGAGTAGGGTGATGACGATTCGTGAGAAGTTCGCAGACTAAATCTACTGAGTATCAACGGCCACGGACAAGCTCATGGTTATTTTTTTATATTTTTTTTTAATGTTTAATGAAGAGAATTAAAATGAGTGATAAGAAAAGATTACGTCAAGAAGAATCCGTCAAACGATTAACACAAACAGTTGCTTCTCATGAAGCAAATACTGAGTTGACAATCTCAATTATGGAAGACCACAATCTTCCTACTGGTGATGCTGATAAAGTCGAAAAGATACGTCAGCGGAAATTAAAATCCGCGAAGGATACGATAGAGAATACAAAAAAACGAATGGTGTAAATGGAAAATATTAGAGTATACCAACCGTGGAGTGCTCCGCTATTACATTTTAATTTATCAGAAAATCAAACTGAAGATTTACTAAAAATAACTGATTTGATTTTAACTGATAAAAATAAAAAATCTTATAATGATAAGTTAGCAGGAGAGATAGAAAGTGAATGGGAAATTGAAGACCACAAAACTCTTTCAGATATACTTTGTGTTTCAGAATTATCAGAAGAATATTTTGAAGCATTTCATACTCAATTTAATTTTGATGTAGACTCTGGTGAAATTGATCAATCTCTTGGTATTTTTGCACAGAATTTACAACAATCAGTTCTCGTTTCAACTTGGTTTAATGACCAAAGAGATAATGAATATAATCCAATTCATAATCATACAGGAGTTCTTTCTGGTGTGCTCTATCTGAAAATACCCGAATATTTGCCGTCAAGAAAAACTAAAGATACTGATGGTGCTATTTCTTTTATGGGAAACGAATCAAAAACAGATGGGATAATGACTAATTCAACTCTGACCATTTCACCAAAAGTCGGAGATCTTTTTCTCTTTCCATCTTCACTGAAACATCAAGTATATCCTTTTCGTACAACTGATGGTACAGGAATTCGTAGGTCACTCTCTTTCAATATGGGACAATGAACAATACTAACGATCTTTGGATAGATACAAGATTGAGTGAAGAAGAGATGAAGTTTCTCAATGATGCAATTTCTGAAAAAAACAAAGAGAATCATTCAGACCATTTAGCTGGGAATATTTCTAAGAGTGAATTAATAGAAGATAAAGATAATTGGTTTTTTGAATCATCTATTAAAAAATTAATAGAGAAAAAAGAAAAATTACAGATTGAGAAATTAAAATTAAAACCTTTTTGGGTAAATTACCAGAAACAAAATGAATTCAATCCTCTTCATAATCACAGTGGTCTTTATTCCTTTGTAGTGTTTATGAAAATACCTACTCACTGGAAAGAACAACACGCTTTGCCACTATCTACAGTTTCAAAATTTCCGTGTGCATCCGATTTTTGTTTTCATTATCCAGAGAAAGATATTATTTACACTACTAATTTTAAACTTAGCCCAGAAGATGAAGGAAGAATGTTATTTTTCCCCGCAGGATTGGCACATCAAGTTTATCCTTTTTATGGAACAGAAGAAGAGAGAATAACAATAAGTGGAAATATTTCTCTCGTAGATCCAAATGTACAAGAATCTAATTTTAAGAAAATGTTGGAAGAAGGTGCTCGTGCAATTGAAGAAGATGCAAAATTTATGAAAGAACTCCGAAAATGAGTATAGAATATTACGACGCTCAAGAAGCAAGATCAAAAAAATCTAGACAGAACAAGAACACTCTGTTGTGGAAAGAGTGGAGAGAAGACTTTTAATATTAAATAAGGGAAATAAAATGAAACTAATCGAATTAAAGTATGAGTTAGATCGAACCCCACAGAAACCAATCACCTTTGTTAAGTATTTTAAAACATGGAAGAGTTTGGATAAGTTCGTGATGTCTGCAAAAATCAAAAAGTATAAGGTAAAGGGGCAATCGTCTACATTCTCAGAACGAATAATAAACTACACCTCTGTCTTATGGGAAGATAACGAAAAAAGGAAAAAATGAAACAACAAGAATGGTACAATAAAAATTGGAAATCAGTAGATATGTTAGTTCTATTATCACTAACCGTATTTTCCACATACTGGACATTGAACATATTTGGACTAGTGTCGTGGGTGGCTTTGTGGTAGAAGATTTATTTCAAACGAAAACAAGTTTTGGAAAATACTTTGATGACCAACGCGATAGAATCGTTAAAGCGATGCAGAACAAGAACGCTCAGTTGTGGCAAGAGTGGAGAGAAGACTTTGATAAACGACAAAAATTAAAATAAACAAATCATGAATATTTTCTATCTAAGTAAGAATTGGAAACGTGCTGCAGAAATGCACTGCGATAAACATTGTGTGAAGATGTTGGTTGAATATGCTCAACTAATGTCAACAGCTCATCGGGTTATTGATGGCACAGAATACTATGCAAAAACCAAAAACGACAGAAAGATTAAACGGTGGTTGCATCCAGACCCAAAGTTAGAACTTGAATTATACAAGGCCAGTCATGTAAACCATCCAAGTAATATATGGGTGAGAGAAAATGAAGAACATTACACTTGGTTGTTTCGATTGTTTCGTATGTTGAGTGAAGAATACACTAAACGATATAGTAAAAAGACTCTCATTAAAAATTTTGGTGGTGAATTTAAAGTACACAAGTCGTGGGATAAACTTGGTAAGATTCTAGAAATTGCACCAAAGAATATTGAAGATAATGGTTGGAATGACCCCCCTCAATGTATGCCAGACCATTGTAAAGATGAAGATACAGTGACGGCTTACAGGAACTACTACATAAAAGAGAAAAGTAGTTTTGCAAAGTGGAACTATTCTGGAAAACCACAATGGATGATAACATAATATGAGTGAAGATATCAATGTTCAAATATATATCAATAAGAAAGAAATAATGTATTCACACCAGAATATAGTATCGGTCATCAATACATTTTTGCCTTATTTGACCAATCCAGATTTAGATGAATTGAATGATAGGTGTAAATCTCTAAAAGTACATAGACATCAACAAGAACAACAATCTAAACTTGATGCTAAAAATCTCTCCATTCAATCAAACCGGCATGATACTTAAATGAAGAAAGCGAAAAAAAACAAACATCTTTCCTTACACGGTCTTGAACCAGGCACAGAAGAATATAAACGTGTAGAGGCTATTTTAATCAAACAGATCTGTGAGATTGATCTAGGAGATGAAACCCGATTTGAAAGAAAAAAGAAATGAAGGAAATAAATGGTAGCATTTACACATTTGTCAATGATTGCGTTTGTGATATTAGGTTTGTCTATGGTGAGGTTGATGATAAATTACACTTCATTATTAGCAAAGAATCATAATGATGATCCAGATGATGATGTTGAATTTTACTGGCCACACACAGGAATTTGTTTTATAACATTTTCCACTATTATTTTATTTTGGTGGACTTCTTATCCATTGAGAGACTTGACCTATTTTCCAAATGAAGGATGGAACCTATTCACATTTCTATTATATCTGTCAGTACCCTTCATGTTTTTTATGGTTAGTGAAGTAGTAGCTCCACAGCCCGATACATATAAAGATAAATCGGTTAATTTACGAGAATATTATTACAAAAATCATAAGGTCATACTAGGACTAGCATGGATGTTACAACTATTACTCATAGGAAATCTATTCGTATTCTTTCAGGGGGAAGTAGCATCACTCAAGGTTGTTGGTAGAGTCATTATGTTATGTGTCATGACTCCTATGGTGATAAGTAACAACAAAAAATTACATGAAATCGGTATGGGAATTTTTCTTGTGGGATTCATCTATACTATTATAAAATATCATATTTACATTTAGAGTTTATGAATTGTCATGAAAGATTTAAAATGAGTAAAAGTGAAGTAGAAATAATTGACCACATGGGAACCGATGCTTCTATCGTCAATGCTGCCAGAGTTTCTTTTGGTAAGCGAATAAAAGTGATGACAGAAGGTGATACTAAACTAATCAAGTATCTCGCACAACACAATCATTGGAGCCCATTTGGTCACGCTTCGTTACAATTCAAAATCAAAGCACCAGTATTTGTTGCAAGACAACTGGTCAAACACACTGTAGGTTTATGCTGGAACGAAATTAGCAGACGCTACGTTGATGCATCACCAGAGTTTCATTCAGTAGAGAAATGGAGAGGAAGACCAATCGACAAGAAACAAGGTTCGGATGGTCAGGTGGAAAAACAAGGAGAATGTGATTATCTAAAACGACAAGTGGAAAATCTTGCGTTTGATAATTATGAGAAGATGCTGGACGCAGGAGTTGCTCCAGAACAAGCACGTATGATACTACCTCAATCAGCAATGACGGAGTGGTATTGGTCTGGAAGTTTATTTGCTTTCAGTCGGATATGTAATCTACGCTGTGCTTCAGATGCACAATACGAAACACGTTTTGTTGCAAATTTACTTAATGAAGAATGTGCGAAATTGTTTCCTATCTCATGGATGGAACTCAGGAATACATAAATATAACAACATTCTTTAACCATTTAATGGAGGTTTTCATATGTTAGAAAAAGCAACAGGCTGGATTCGCAGTCTTACAGAAGCAGGTCTTGCGTTGGTCGCATTAGGCGTGGTTCTTCAAATACTGTTCGGAGCAGCCGTTCCTTTCATTGGCATTGATGTCATTGGTTCAGTTACAGGAGTTGTAAAAGCACTTGGCAGCGAAGGTCTAGTTGGACTAGTCGCGGTTTGGGTACTTTGGGGAATTTACACTAAGAAGTAATCCCTTGTGAAAACACAAATGTAGAGTGGGAAGGGTGCTTGTAGTGCTCTTCCCATTTTTTTTGTCTATCGAAAAGGTAAAGATGAGAATTGAAGAAGATGTTAAGTTAGATTTTGGAGATGTACTGATAAGACCAAAAAGGTCAACTCTGGTATCTAGAAAAAATGCTGTATTAGAAAGAAAGTTTAAATTCAAATATTCCGATGATATATGGACGGGCATTCCGATTGTAGCATCCAATATGGATCATACAGGAACGATAGCAATGTGTCATACTCTCATGAAACATAATATACTTACTGCTCTATGTAAGTTTGTCGAATCATCAGAGTGGAGTTGGAATGAAAATATAATGAGAACATTAGGATTGGATGCCGATTTAGATTTTTATACACCAAAATGGATTTGTATTGATATTGCAAACGGATACACTGAAAGATTCTTTAATTATATAAATAAAGTTAGGGAGAAACATTCTCAAGCAATTATCGTTGCAGGCAATGTTTGTACCCCCGAAGCAACCGAACAAATTATTCTTGCAGGAGCCGATATAGTAAAACTGGGCATTGGGCCTGGGTCAGTTTGCATCACACGCAAAATGACAGGTGTCGGTTACCCTCAACTTTCTTGTATTATCGAATGTGCAGATGCGGCTCACGGATTAGGTGGGCATGCAATGAGTGATGGTGGATGTACCGTGCCAGGTGATATTGCTAAAGCCTTTGGTGCTGGTGCTGACTTTGTAATGTTAGGTGGAATGCTTGCAGGTCACGATGAATGTGAAGGAGAAGTTGAAAATGATACAATGACATTTTATGGGATGTCTTCAGAAGAAGCACAAGTGAAATATTATGGAGAGAAACAATCATATCGTGCCAGTGAAGGTAAAGCAGTTCAAGTTCCTTATCGTGGTAGAGTAGAAGATACCATTGAGGAAATTCTCGGAGGATTGAGAAGTGCTTGCACATATGCCGGAGCAGAAACATTGAAGTCTCTACCAAAATGCACAACATTTGTAAAAGTAAATCGACAACTCAATGAAGTTTTCAGTAATTAGGAATAAAACATATGCACAAATCAGTATTAATTTTTGTAATGATGATGACATTGATGTTCGTTGGATGCGAAACAGTAAGACAAGTTAAAGCAGGATGCTGGGGTTATTGGATTCACAATGAAGGCCATAAGAGAGGCACTAGATTAGACAATCAAAATAACAATAGACCTATGAGACAATGTGTAGATGAGAATTTTCCTCATCAAGATACAGAAAAAAGACCATACGGTTAAAGTAACAATTTAGATGTAGAAATACAGATTAGAGTAAAAATGTATAAGTCACTAATGTTCGTTATGATATTACTTGGTGGATGTACAATAAACATGACACCAACGCAGAAACAAGTGGAAAATAAAGTTCCTGTTCAAATAGAGGTGAAACAATCTGAACAAAAAAAACATAAACTTTGGCCACAAGAGAAGAAAGAGTATTGGTATGCGAGATATTTTCATACAATGGCTAATCATCCTACAATTCAAAAGATGTTACGGCCAGATGAAGTATTTGAAATAGTCAAGTGTGCTGTATCAAAATATGAAGAAGATCATGACTATGAATGGTTTCTTCAAAATCTTGGAGAAACACAATTGCTTACACAAGCTAATCACAAGTATGTCTATGATACTACGACAATGTGTGCGAATATAACAAAATCTAAAAATCCAAGACCAATAGATGTGAGAAACACTATATAATTAAAAAAGGTTGTAATGGAAGTTGATATACACAAGAACGTGCTGAGTCCAAATGAATATGAAATACTAGATTCAGCAATAACAAATGATGAGTTTCCGTGGTACTTTAGTCCTCATCATTTGGAATCAACTTTTCGTTCTGATGAACCAAATCTCTGGCATTTCACTCACAGCATTTTCGATGATAGACAGTCTTCAATTATTCATGGTGGAATGAGGGGAGATGGAAATACTCTTTCTCAATATAACTCTAACATTACTAAAGAACACGAAAGCATTCTGGACTTTATAGATTACACTTATGGCCAAAGTCAGTTGATACGATGCAAAGCAAACCTCTACACAAATCAAGGACAATCATTTCATTATAAAGATCATATAGACCAAGCAGATTATGGCAATGAAGAAATCATGATTGCTATCTTGTCTGTAGGAGAGTCGAATGGTGGAACTGTTATTGGTGATACTTTTTACGAGTCTGAGAAGAACCAATTAATTGTGTTTGATAATGTTCCGCATCATGGAGTGAGTCAGACTGATTCACAAACAAGAATTTGTATTAATTATAATTTTTTGAAATGGTAAGTTTGGAGAAAGTAAATGAGAACGAAAGATTATCGTAGACACCAAGAAGAAAAGAAGAAACGAAAAGTCGTTAAGGATTATGATAAATGGTGGTGGGGAGATGAGACTCCCCGAATGATAGGTATAAAAGCACACACACCAAAAAATTGTAGTTGTCATATGTGCGGAAACCCTCGTAAATATTGGAAAGAAAAAACAATTCAAGAAAAAAGAAACGAAATTTAAAGATACATATATAATTCAGATATAGATTATTTCTTAAACTTTTTTATACGGCAGGTATGATGAGTAAGAAGATGTGGTATTCATGGGAGGAAATGACGCGAGATGTTAATGTTCTTTGTCGTGAAATTGTTTTAGATAAATTCAATCCTCAAGTAATAGTTGGTTTGTCCCGCGGTGGCCTCACGCCG